CAACTCACAACCAAACAGCAAGACATGTTCACATGCGATCAGATTGTGACTGCATACGTTGCGTTGTAATCTAGTGTGTAGGGGGGCACTAAAAAAGTTGATACACCCTGACACGCGCCACCTCTCTATACATGTGTTAATCAATAGTATCCTACACACACTCAGGAGTTATTATGCCTAAGAAGATTGCTAAGAAGGAAGATGTTATATTGAAGATGGTATCTGATGGTATAGCGGTAAGTGATATATGTAGAGGTATGGGTATTGGTAGGTCTACGTTTTATAGGTATCTTAGTGATAATAAACAGATTAAAGAAGCGTATGAGATAGCCAAGAGTAGTTATTCATCTGAGTTTAGAAGTAATTATGAGAATTTACTTGTTGGTGCTGTTACTGGTACAGCCAAGGTAGATGTTTTAGCGTTAAGAGAGATGGGAACGCACAGTAGGTGGTTAGAGTCTCATTGTAATTCTGAGGAGTTTGGAGAGAAAGCTAAGGCAATGATGAAGTTGAAGGTAGCTGATACTGAGGTAACTTTTGGATGGGAGAGCGATGGGTCAGGTAACAATACCGTATAAGCCTCGTGCGTCTCAAGCTGAAATGCATAACAGCCTAAGACGCTGGAATGTTTTAGTCATGCACAGACGTTTTGGCAAGACTGTTTTTGCAGTTAATCATTTAATTAAGGAATGTTTGACGTGTCCATTGCCAAGACCAAGGGTTGCATTTATAGCTCCTACCTTTACTCAGGCTAAGAGAATAGCATGGGATTATGTAAAGTATTACGCAAGTGTTATACCGGCAATCGAGTTTAATGAAACTGAGTTGAGAGTAGATTTTCCTAACGGTGCTAGGTTAATGTTGTTATCGGCAGAGAATCCAGATGCGCTTAGAGGTATTTATTTAGACTTAGCTATCTTTGATGAATATGGGATGCAGAATCCAAGGGTATGGGGGGAGGTTGTACGACCAGCCTTATCTGACAGAGAGGGTGCTGCTGTATTTTTGGGAACTCCTGCTGGTCATAATCATTTTTTTGATTTACTGCAACAGGCAAAGCGTGAGGTAGCAGATGGTTCTGATAAGTGGTATTGGAAGACAGTTAAGGCATCTGAGAGTGGTATTGTAAAAGATGAAGAGTTAGAAGCTGCTAAGAAGCAGATGACAGAGGAGCAGTTTGAACAAGAGTATCAATGCTCCTTTACAGCAAGTATTATTGGTGCTTACTATGGAAAGTTAATAGCAGAGGCTGAAGAAGATGATAGGGTAACAAAAGTACCATATGATCCTTCATTGCCTGTTCATACAGCGTGGGATTTAGGAGTTAATGATGCGACGGCTATTTGGTTTGCTCAAATCTATCGTAGTGGTGCGGTACATATTATTGACTATTACGAGAATAGTGGAGTGGGTCTCGACCACTACGCGGAAGTTCTTAACAGGAAAGACGTCGTATTCGGTAATCATCTCGCACCCCACGACATCGAAGTCAGAGAACTTGGGTCTGGCAAGTCGCGTTTGGAAACGGCTTTGTCGCTTGGTATTAGGTTCAAAGTAGTTCCTAGAATGAAAGTAGCCGATGGTATTAATGCAGCTCGAATGCTTTTACCTAAATGTTATTTTGATAGAGATAAATGCCAGGATGGAATTGATATGTTAAGACAGTATCGCCAAGAGTGGGATGATAAGAAAAAAGTCTTTCGTGACCATCCAAGACATGATTATACATCTCATGCATCTGATGCATTTCGTTATTTAGCAACTGGTATTGAAAGAGTAGGCGTGATGGTGCGACCACCACAACAAGCGGCAGTAAATGACTACAACCCATTTAAACTATGAAAGTCTTATAAAATTACTAGCAACAACTGATGGATATTGTATTCAAGATATAGAATGGTTTTATCATTATATACAAGTGCCAATAAGCCAAGGTCAGTATATTACCGATGAGGAATGTAATTTTTTTTGCACAATAGCTTTTCCAACAAAAGCACAGATACATGAATATAAAGCAAGGTGGATACTCAACCCAGATGCATTTTATGAACAAGAGGACGATGTTTGGTTAGTAGACTTTATTGCAAGAGATAGATTTTTACCGTCTTTGAGAATCATAAAATCTGTGTTATCGTCGCTTGGGTATAAACAATGCTATTGGTTAAGAGATAAAAATGGTAAAGTAGGTTTACATAGGTGGTAGATTATGGGTAGTAAAACAACAACAAGAGAACGAAAAGATACCTTCTCCGCTTCACGAGAAAAACAAACAGATGCTGCCTTTAGACAGTTTTTTAATATAGGAGCTGATGGCAAAAGAGATACTGGCAGAGATACTCAGATGACAAGAGAGCGTCAAGCAAAGCGCACAAAGTCAGAAGCAGATAGATTAAGAGGTATTGCAAATCTCAAAAAAAGAAGACAAACAGCTACTGGATCAGAATTACGAAACCTTACAAGATTACAAGATAGATTAGAAAGAGCTGCTCCTACGATTTCAAAGAATCCTTTCTCAAGAGAGCAAGGCAGGGCTAAATCTTTTGAGGCATCTATGAGACCTGTGTTTGATGATAAAGGTAATGTTATTGGCATAAAATCAAATGACCCAAGAAGAGAAGATAGTGGTGCCTTTAAAAAAGATAAAAAAACAAAAACAATTATTACACCAACACCAACAACAATCGTAGAAGAAAACATAGATGTTACGGAAACTGCTATGACAGGAAGAAGACGAACTGGCAGAAGAAGTAAAAGATTTGGTGGTGCGGCGTCTGATGTTGAAACATTAATTTCATAGGAGATATTTATGACAAGTTTTTTATCACCACCAAGCATACCACCCATACCACCACCGCCACCAGTGCCAGAACCAGTAGATGAAGCAAGAGCAGCAGCTATGGCAGATGAGGCTTTCTTAGACAGTAGAAAAAGAAAAAAAGGTAGAGCAGATACGATTGTAGCAGGTGCTTTGCAAAGCGATAAACCAGCAACAACTGGAACGCCAACATTATTAGGATAAGCCAATGGATGAAGTAATCAAAGAACTGATAAAGCGTTTTGAACATACCTATTCGCAAAGAGATAACTGGGATACGCATTATCAAGAACTGTCTGATTATATGCTTCCTAGAAAATCAAACATTGTAAAAAAACGCTCAAAGGGTGAAAAGCTCATGGAGCTTATTTATGATGGCACTGCATTACAAGCTGTTGATTTACTATCAGCAAGTCTTCATGGTATGCTTACAAGTGGTGCATCTCCTTGGTTTCATCTTGATGTAAAAGATGTAGACCTTAATCGTGATGATGATGTGCGTGAATGGCTGCAAGATACTTCAATGCGTATGATACGCGCATTTAACCAATCAAACTTTGAAACAGAAATACATGAGACTTATACTGATTTATCTGTGTTTGGAACAGCATGTGTATTTATAGAAATGGATGGAACAAATCTACGTTTTAGCACCAGACATATATCGGAGTTTTATGTAACAGAAGACCAGTTTGGAATGGTGGATACTGTTTATAGAAAATATAACTCAAGTGCAAGTCAGGCAGTAAAAAGATTTGGCATAGAAAATGTTGGTGATTTCATTGCAAAAACCTTTGAGAAAAAACCAGAAGAAGAAGTAGAAATACTCCATGTGGTAACGCCAAATGAAAATAGAGATGCATCTAAGGTTGATAACCAAAACATGATGTTCTCATCTATTTATATTTGTTATAAGAGTAAAATGGTTATTTCAAATAGTGGCTTTGAAGAAATGCCATATGCAGTACCAAGATTCCTAAAAAGCACTGGCGAAGTTATGGGAAGAAGCCCTGCAATGGTTGCCTTGCCAGATGTAAAAATGCTTAACTTAATGTCAAAGACAATCATACAAGCAGCGCAAAAAACAATAGACCCACCATTGCAAGTTCCTGATGATGGCTTTTTACTGCCTGTAAGAACAAATCCAAGTGGTTTGAATTTTTATCGTGCTGGTTCAAGAGATAGAATAGAGCCGCTAAATACAGGCTCTAATATTAATATTGGATTGGCTATGGAAGAACAAAGAAGACAAGCAATACGTTCTGCATTTTATGTAGACCAGTTACTTGTTGGTGGCTCTCCTAATATGACAGCGACAGAAGTTGTGCAAAGACAAGAAGAGCGTATGAGAGTGATTGGCCCTGTTTTGGGCAGACTTATGAATGAAATGCTACGGCCTCTTATCGATAGAGTGTTTGGTTTGATGCTTCGAGCAGATATGCTTGCACCAGCACCTGAAATACTACAAGGCAGAGATATTGATATTGAATATGTTTCTCCTCTTGCAAGAGCGCAAAAATCGAGTTCTTTGAATAATACGATGAAAGCATTAGAAATACTTCTACCTCTTGCTGAAAGTCTGCCTGTTGGAGACCATATAGATCCAGATGGATTAGTAAGACATATCACCGATAGCTTGGGTGTTCCAAAGACTACTTTAAAATCACAAAGAGAAGTAGATGAAACAAGACAGCAACGCGCAGTATTAGAGCAAGAAATGATGGAGCGACAGCAAATCAATGAGGATGTAAGTAACATTGCACAAGGCGCACAAGCGGTAAGAATGGTTACTAAATAATGAATGAAAAAGAAATAGAACAATTAAGAAATATGTATACAGAAGTATTTACAAGTGAGAATGGTGTAAAAGTTCTGCAAGATATTGCTAATAGATGTAATGCAAACGCCACAACATTTGTAGCAGGGGATGTAAATGCCTCTGCATTTGAAGAAGGTAAACGTGCTGTTTATCTACATGTAACAAGAATGATCAATAAGGAGAAGTAATGGAACAAGAATCAGTCGAACAGGTAGACCAGCCAACAACTACTTTGATGGAAACACCAGCAGAGGTAGCACAGGGCGGTTCTGGTAACGATTTTTTAAATATGATTCCAGAAGATTTACGCAATCACCCGAGTCTATCACCTATCAAAGATGTAAGTAATTTAGCTCAATCTTATGTAAACGCACAAAGATTAATTGGTGCAGAGAAAGTACCACTACCAGCAAATCCAACCGATGAAGATTTGGATAGAATAGCTGATAGATTAGGTAGACCAAAAACAGCAGATGATTATAATATTGCAATAGATGGAAACGTTATCACAGATGATGTAGCAAAAAGTTACAAAGACATTGCACATCAACTTAGACTTACGCCAGACCAAGCAAATGGTGTTTTAGAATATTACAAATCTGCTGTGTTAAACTCTAATGAATTAGCGCAAGGTCAAATAGAAGCTCAAAGAACAGAGATAGAAGGGCAACTCAAAAAAGAATGGGGTCAGGCATATGACCAAAAAATAAAAGATGCTGGTAGTGTAGTCTCACAATTTGCATCACCTCAGATACTAGAAATGAAACTGGAAGATGGCACAATGGTTGGTAATCATCCTGAGTTTATCAAAGCGTTTGCTAATATTGCTGATTTTAGAAGAAGTGTTACAAGTGAAGATACTATATCAGAAGGCACAACATCCTATGCAATGACACCGCAAGATGCACAAGCAGAAGCAGATGCTATCATGCGTTCACCAGAATACACTGATAAAAAGAATTATGTAGCAAGACAAAAAGCAGTCAAACGTGTAGCAGAACTTATGGATATGATACATGGATGATGAAACACTTATACTTGCTAGAAACGAGTTAATATGTAACCTATTGCAAACTTGTGCAAATAGGGATATCTTAGATTTAAACCAGCTAGAACAAAAAGCAGACGTGCTTTGGGGCTGGGTTGTTAAGGGTAGCGGTGAAAGCCGTCCTGAAGACAATCGGAAAGACGATAGTTCTAAGGCAACTAAAAAGCCTAGAGGTGTCCGCAAGGGTAGCACATCACTATTAGTATAAACTTCAGCGTGAAAAAGGAGAGACAGTATGTCTTCACAAATTTCCACTGGGTTCGTACAACAGTATTCTGCTAATGTGCAAATGCTGTCACAACAGATGGGTAGCCGCTTGCGTGACGCAGTTCGCATTGAGAATGTTGTTGGTAAGAACGCATTTATAGACCAGATAGGTAAAGCGACAGCACAGCTTCGTACAAGCCGACATGGTGATACACCACAATTAGATACGCCACATGCAAGGCGTAGACTAAGCCTAGCTTCATATGAATATGCAGACTTGATTGATGATCAAGACAAGGTTCGTATGTTGATAGACCCAACATCATTTTATGCACAAGCCGCTGCTGCTGCGATGGGTCGTGCGATGGATGACGTTGTTAT